TGCCTGACGCAAACCGGTTCCCCATTTACGTACCGCTTCCAATGAACATCTGACGGGGCACAAAGCGCACAGCCGCCTTCTCTTGGTCTTCACCTGCGGCGCGGTCCCAAGCCTCGTCATATTGCTGCTTCAGCACGTCCAAACGCTGCAAACCCTCAGGCACTTTCAAAGCAATGTAGTAAGCCAAGCCCGCAGCCAAGCAAGGCACAAAACGGAACGGCACATCCATGGTCTTCGTACCGCCTCCAGCGTCTTGAATACGGCGCATGCGCCAGTACACAAACTGATATGTTGTGCCGGGGTTAGGTGTCGGCCACACAGTGATGCTGTTCTTTTGGACCAAGCTCATGGCCGCACCGGTGTTGTGCTGTACAGCAGTAGTGCCGTCCTGCCCACGTGTGCAGTTGTACAGGTACGCTGGAGTACTGTCGGTAGCTGGCGCAGTCTCGTTATAGCCAATCAGCTCCGAGCCAATCTGAATGAAGCCTGCGGTGGGAATGCCCGCCAAAGACGTCACAGGAATTGTTGTGGCAGTAGCAGAAATCGTAGCTTGTACAGTTCCTGCCAAAGCATTTGACCCGCCACTTAAACGCTGCACCCAAACCTGAATAGGACGGCCTTGGATCAGTTTGTTTGGGATCGTGGCATACGTGGACACGCTGATACGCGTAATCGTCAGGTCGGCCTGATTTGTGGGCACGTTGGCGCTAGTACGAATGACGTGGTCAAGCAAGTCAACTGTGTCGTCTGGAAGCGCGTAGGTAGGTTGGCCAGTCACAAGCGTGATGGTGTTCTGCTCGAACGTCCACATGTTCACGCCGCGGTTTGCCCAGTCAGCAAACAAAAGATTCAATGAGCGACGGGCAGTGCGCAAGTCATAGCCCGTGCGAAGTTCAGAACCCGCCCGTTCAAAAGCCTCCTCAACCATGTCGTTAAGGTCAAGATTGAAAGCGGTGAGTCCTGAAGTCGTCATTTTTTCTTCGCAGTCTTAGCAGAGTTCAAGAACGCTTGTTTAGTTGGCGCGCCTTTGCTACCAACTCGGCGCATTTTTTCGCCAGAGCCTTCAGCGATTCTTTTACGCTTTGCATTGATATTGTCATACAGTCCTACCTTTCCGCCAGCGGCGTATTGGGTAAAGTCAGTATCGTCCCGCCGGGCTTTTTTGACGCCCTTGGGCATTTTTGAGGGGGAAATATCCCCCATGCCACGGCTGGCCATCATGATTTACTTCTTGCCCTTGGCCATGCCACCACCGCACATTCCGTTGCCGGATGATACTTTGGTGCCGAGCACTTTGCCGCCGGACATAGAAACCATCGTACCTTTGGTTTTGCCTTTAGAAGCAATACCATCACGGCTAGGAGCCGCTGTACGCACTGAACCCATTTTGGCAGTAGTGATGCCGTTGTTTTTTGTAGCCATGATTTTTCCACCTTCTTTGAAAAAAGCCATTTTCCCGTGATCGGTTTTAGGCTTGTTGATTTTCTGGATGTCCGTGCGACCGCCAGAGCCAAACTTCTTACCTTTGTCGGCTTGGAGGAAGTCCTCGCCAACACTGGATTTGATTCCAACCTTCTTGGCAAACGCAGGACTGTGCGCTATCGCTGCCATAAAGTTGTGTTGCTTTTTGCTAACCGAGGGCACTTCGTTGCTCCTTCATAAAAGCGTCAAGCTTTTCATCCAGCCGGTCTAACCGCTGAAGTACGCGATTGATGTCGCCATGAACATCTGCCTTGGTCACGTACTCTTTGGCAATTTCTTCCCGAGTACGATTCAACAGAATTTGAATGCGCTTCTGCTCGTCCATGACGGACTTGACCCAAAAAAGGATCAGTGCCGAAATGAAAGACAGGGCAGTGTTCCACAGCATCATCTCCATTTGCTCAACCTCAGCAATTCCAAGCCCGAAGGCTCTTGTTTATACGGGAGTTCGGGTCTTTTTTGGCCTTCTCTCCTGTCAGCTTCTTCTTCATGCCCTCCATACGGGCGCAGAAAGAGTCGCGGCGTTTGCCGCCCTCGGGCTGTGGGGCTTTCAGTCCCGGCTTGCCGGGATTTGCCTTGTTGTACGAGGCCCGTCCCTTGGCATTCAAGCCACCCTTCGGGTTTTTTCCCTCTTTGCGCGTCCATGCTGGGGTCTTAGCCATAGAACACCGTGATAGCGGCTACGTTTGTCAATACGGCATAGGGCAGCGTTGTAAAACGCACACCTTCACCGGGGATCAAAATGTAGGTAGGGTTCGCAGTGGCTGCAGCCGGGGTAGCAATCTTGATAAGAGATGTGCCGCCGTTGCCGTCAGTCAACTCCAGCGTACCCGCGCTTGCGCCGGAGTACACATAAATAGCTTTGACACGCGTTGGCTGGTTTAGTACCGCGCCACTAGCGTCAAGATACGTCGACCGTACGTCATATTGCATCGTCATAATCAATCTCCTTTAAATCGGGGCAAGCCCCAAAGATCAATTAGGCGGGGGTGATGGTAGTTGTACCGTCAGACGAATCAATCCATGTGCTAGCAGCCAAAGCGCCTTGAGCAACGTAGAAAGTCTTGGTAGTTGTGTTGTACAACGTAGTACCCAAAGCTTTACCAGAAGTGTTTACTGCGTTAGCAATAGCACCCAGAGCAGTGGAAGTTGTAGTTGTGGAGGTCAAAGTGCCGGTCACATTACCGGTTGTATTGCCAGTGACTGCACCAATAAAGCCGTTTGTGGACGTTACTGGGCCGGAGAACGTGGTTGATGCCATGATAGTTCCTTACATACAAGTGGGGCACATTAGTCTGTATGTCGTCAGCCGGGACTGTCTAATGCACCGGATAACCCCGGAGTGATTGCAATATACACCAAATAAAAAACACATGCAACAAATAAAAAGGGCCCCCGAAGGAGCCCTTTCTACGGCCGGGAACCCCCAACCCTTTTACAAACGCATTAAGCGCCTGCAGAACCCCACATACCGAGAGGATCAGACCAGCCGAAGCTATAACGCTCGCGGGCTTTGTAACGAACGTTACCTGTATCGAAGTCACCGTCCATGCTGTTTTGCAAGGCGATACGCTCGAAGTGCTTCATGCCGTTTGGCACGTCGGTAATCAAATACCAGCCGTTCACGTCGGTCAAGAAGTGGTTAACAGTGTAACCTTCAGGGATTGCACCCATCTGCTTCAACGCGTTGATGTCGTTGTCAGCAGTTGCAACACGCAACTCTGTGTCCAACAGGCGCTTGGCCGTGAACATCAGTGATGGAGGAACAATCATCTTACGGGGCTTGGCGGCGATCAACAGACCGCGCTCATCTGTCCACGCAGCGATTTGAATCACAGCGTTTTCCAATGAGGTTTCGTTCAAGTCAACACCAGTTGTTGGGCTGTTGTAGTTCACGCCACCGTTAACGAGTGGGTGACCAACGCGAGCGCTGGAAGAGTTAACACCGAACAAAGAAACGCCGTCACCGCCCAAGTATGAACCGCTGAAGCCGTTGTTGATAACGGAAGCAGCTTTAACTTGCTTGGTGTAAGCCATAGCACGGGCCAAAGACTTTGTGTAGCGAGCAGACAAGCTGTCGTACAAGTTATCTTCCACAGCTTCTTCCGTGATGGAGAAACCGAGGGCGATAGTCTCGTGGTTGTAACGTGCTGTGAAGGCTTCCTGCGCATTGTCATAAGCAATGGCTTGGCCCTCGTTCTTGACTGGAGCAGAACCAAAGCCAGCCAGCTTTGTTTCTTCTTCGAAGCTACGCTCAGATTTCTCTGTTTCGTAGATTTCTTTGTGCTCTTCGCCGTAGCGTGCGTATTCCATACCGAACAAAGCGTTCAGACCGGGGAGCAACTCTTTAAGTAGTTGTGCGCGTGAAATTGCCATGGTTAATTACTCCTGATTAAGCGATGCCAGTGGCGTTGCTATAAGAATGAACACCAACGTTAAACTTGACCAAAATGTCAGTCTTAGCGTCGCCGGGGGCTTGGTTCGGGCCTTGTGCGAAACCAACAATACGGAATGCGTATGTTGATGTAGCAGCAGCCGTAGCGCTCACGGAAATTGTGGAATTGCCAGAGATTGTTGAACCTGTGGTGTTGTCTTGAGCAGCGCTCAAAATAACGTTTTGGCCCAGTTCGGCTTGGCTGATAACACCGTCAGCTTGAACTTGGAACACAGCGCGGTCATCGTCAACGACGAAAGCCACAGCGTTCAAAGCGTTAGCAGGGTAGTACTGTGAGTACACAGTCTGACCTTGAGCGTTCACGTAAGAGCAACCGACGAAAATGCCGATTGTGCCAACGGGGAACACGTTGCCAGATGAGCTACCAACGGTAGTCACGTTTTGCAGGTAACCACCCACCAAACACACAACGTTACCGTTGTAAATGTTGTAGCCGTAACCGGCTGGGGTGATAAGGAATGAGCGAGTGCTACCAGCGTATGGTAGGCCACCCAACTCATTTACGGGCTTGAAGCCGTAGGGAGAAGCGGTAGATGCCATTTAAGGACTCCTAAGTTTATTTAGAACCAGAACCAAACCCACCACCACGCGTTGTTGTCGACTTGCGTTCGGCAAACAACGGCATGCGTGGATCGTTTTGTCGCATGAAGTTGTTGTCAACTGAGTCCATCTGGTTTTGAGCTTGTTGGTTGTAGTACTCGTCCCGAGCACGGGCTTTTTCAGTAGACATCTTGCAGAGCATGAGGCCACCAATTTCCACGTTCCCAGTCTTTTCGTTCCCCATCATCATCAATTCCGGATGGTCTTCTGCCTTCACCGGCTCCCAACCTTCACGCATTTTGCGCGATACGTTGGTCACTTCCGCTTGGCCCATAACGTGAGTCGCTACCCAGCGATACACATACCCGGGTTCAGGCGTTGGATCAGGCAAGTTTGTCGGCGGTAAGTATACAGCACGGACAGATTTTTCGCGTGTCGTCAGATCACGATTTTTGCGGTCAATAGTTTCAGCCATTTCAGTTCTCCAGTTTTGCTACTTGTGCAGCGTATTGCTGCGGGGTTAAACCTAATTTTTTAGCCAACGCAACTTGCGTTGTTGTCAGCTTAATTTTTCCAGCGCTCGTAGAACGCGAGACAGAGGCAACCACTGTCGTAGGCTTCTTTTGAACCTCACCAGACCTTGGCTTGTCATTCGTCTGCCCGAACAAGTCAGGAAACGTCGACTTCATGCGAGCATCAATTTGCTCGAAGTATTCAGCAGAGCGGGGGTCCACTCCGTTTGTGACTAGCTTTTGATGCAGCCCTAGTGCGTAGCTGGTGTATTCTTCAAATCCTTGAGCACCGAACCACTGGTTTTTTGCCTGCCAGCGCAGAGTTTTTTCGTCGGGCTCAGCCTTTGCGGGCTGGATTTGAGGAGTTTGTACCTCAAATTTTTCTTCCTGTAAAGGGGTAGGTCGAAAATTCTTTGTTTGCTCTACTCTGATCTTTGCATCCGTCACTTCTTCGAGGGCTGCAACGATCGCATCGTTGTCGTACGCTTCTTGTGCTGCTTTCAGTTTACTGCGAGCCTTTTCAAGCTCGCTCTCCGCTTTGGACTTTGCGCCTTCAATGATGGCTTCTTGTCCTGTGTAAACGTTTTGCTTGAGGCGTTTGTTCTCCTCAATCAACTGCTGTGCTAGACGCTCCAGCTCCTGCTTCTCACGCATCGTAGCTTCTTTGACACGGCGCTCGTCATGACGGGCGTGGGTCAACTCTTTGATACGTGTCTTGACTTTGTCCGAGTAAGACTCAATTTCGTCATCGGTTGGATCAGCAACTTCCTTGTCCAAAGGCTTGCGGCCTCTATCTTGGACAGGCGTATCGTCCTCGATTTCGATGTCTACTTCACCTTCGCCTTCGATTTCAAACTCAACCTCATCGGTCTTTTTGTCTTCGATTTCGTCGGGGAACTTGTATGGTTCAGGCATTTTCTTCCTTTCAAGCGCGGGTCAAACCGCGAGGGTCTAGCACAACAGCATCAACTTGGTCATCGTTGATGAGACGGAACTCCTTACCGAAAATCTTGAATCGGGTACCGGAGTAAGTACGCACTAACACGAAGTCGCCCTCTTTACACCATGCTCCGTTGGGGAACTTGGCGGTGTCTTTGTACGCATCGGGGCCTACGCGCAACACAAACAGCACCGTGGTGGCGTGTTCTTCTTGACGCATAGTGGCTGTATCTCTCACGAGATCCAGTGTTGTTCCTGCAATCTTTTGTTCGACTTCAGGGACTACGCAGAGCAATTTCCAACCTGTTGGGGTGGGCAGTGCGCCTGCTTTCGTTTCGTTGTCATCATCCGCCTCTGGTTTGTCCATCGGTTGAATGTGGGGCGGCAACGAAATACCGGGAGGCAGGATTAAACCTGATTCAGATTCCATCATTTGCTTTTTCGACTTTCTCAAGCAGGTCAAGGAGATAACGCTCTGCGAGAGCTAGACCTGAAATAATCCCGCAGAGTTTTTGGTATTCCTCAAAGGAACGACACACACCACCAGCCAAGTCGTCGGCGTAGTTGTTCATGTCTGTACGTATTTTGTCGCGCAATACG